AAAATTGGCTGCTGTAGATTCAACGGCAACAGAATTAAATATTATAGATGGTAATGCAACTGTCGGAACAACTGCTGTTGCTGATGGTGACGGAATTGTTACTAATGATGGTGGTACAATGCGACAGACTACTGTACAAACTTTTGCTACTTATTTTGGTAGTGAAATTACTGCAATGTCTAACCTTGTTACAACAGGTGCATTAGGATCAGGATCAATCGCTGCAGGATTTGGTGCAATTGATAATGGTACTTCAGGAATTAGAACAAACACATTTACAGCAGAAACTTCTTTTGTTCCAGATGCACAAGATGGTGCAGCTTTAGGTACAACTTCTTTACAATTTTCAGATTTATTTTTAGCAGACAGCGCTGTAATAGGAATGGGTGATGACAATGAAGTTACTATAACTCATGTTCCTGATACAGGAATATTAATAAATTCTACAAATGTAATTCAATTTAATGACGCTTCACAAAATATAGGTGCTCCGTCAAATGCTATATTAGATATTAACGCAACAGATGAAATAGAATTAAACGCAACTTTAATTGATATTAATGGTAATGTTGAAATTAGTGGAACAGCTACTACAACAGGTGTACACACATTTACTGCTGTACCTGTTTTCCCTAATAATACAATTGAAACTGCAGATATTCAAGCAGACGCAATCACAGGAGCAAAAATTGCTGATGATGCTATAAATTCTGAACACTACACTGACGGGTCAATCGACACAGCTCACATTGGAGCGGATCAAATTACAAATGCTAAAATAGCAGATGATCAAATAGATTCAGAACATTATGTAGACGGGTCAATCGACACAGCCCATCTTGCAGATGGACAAGTAACAATTGGAAAACTAGCAACAGCTGTACTTACAGGAGCAACTGATATAGGAGCAGGTATAGCAGATGCTGATTTATTTTTAGTAGACGATGGTGCAGGTGGAACTTTAAGAAAAACAGCTGCTTCAAGAATAGTAACATATATAGACGCAAATTCGAGCGCTGCATCAGTTGGAAAAGCTATTGCAATGGCGATCGTTTTCGGTTAAAAGGAGAGAATATGGCAACACCAAATATAGTAAACGTAGCAACAATTAATGCTAAAAATGCAGCAGGAGCTGTTACTACTTCAAGAGCAACAGCTGTTGATGTACCTGCAGATAAAGTAGCAAAAATAAATACAATACTTATTGCTAACATTGATGGATCAAACGCAGCTAATATAACAATAGAAGTAAGTATAGATAACGGTAGTAACTATGTTGCTATTGGAAGCACTATTTCTGTTCCAGCAGATGCAACATTAAGTTTTTTAGAAAACCCAATTTATTTAGATGAAACAGATCTATTAGCAGTTACAGCAAGTAATAATAGTGATTTAACTTATTTTGTTTCATATGAAGAATTAGACGACGCGTAGGAGATAACCAGCTATGGCAAATGGCGGAATTATCGGACCAGTTCAAACTGCTATAAGTGGTCAAGCAGAACAAATAACTACTTTTAATGCTAACGGAACATTAACAACTCAACCTTTGACAACTTCAATAGAACTTTTAGTAGTTGCTGGAGGAGGAGGTGCTACTGGAGATAGATCTGGTGGAGGAGGAGCTGGAGGTTATAGAACATCTTGCTCAACAACTGTTTCAGGTAACTCTCCTTATGCAATTGTAGTAGGGGCTGGTGGAGCAGGTACAGCTTCTAATGCTGCTGCTTCTCAAGGAAACAATTCAAGTTTTGCTGCTGGTACCCCAATAGCATTAGTATCAACTGGTGGTGGCGCAGGAAAAGGACAAAGTCAAGATGGAACTACAGGTGGTTCAGGTGGAGGAGGTGCTGGTGTAGGTGGACAAACAGCTGGACTAGCTGGTAATGCTGGAAGTTTTGATCCCTCTGAAGGAAATAATGGTGGTGCAGGAAACGGAACAGAATCAGGTCCTAAATTAAGAGGTGGTGGAGGTGGCGGTGGAGCTTCTGCAGTTGGTGCAACTGCAACTACATCATCTTGTGGAACTGGTGGAGCAGGAACACCTAACACAATTACAGGTAGTGATGTAACTTACGCTGGAGGTGGCGGAGGAGGTAGTCAAGCAGGTTCTGGTGGTGCTGGTGGTGCTGGTGGTGGTGGAGACGCTGGTCCAGGAACAGTAGGTGCAGGTACAACAAATCTTGGTGGCGGTGGCGGTGGTGGAGGTTGTGGTCAAAACCCAGGAGCCGCAGGTGGTTCTGGAATTGTTGTTGTAAAAGAAGCAGCTGTAGAATCAGTACCTGGTGTATGGAATCTTAATGAAGTTTATGATAATGTTAAAGCAGGAACATGGACAAACTAGATAAAATTTAGTATACAATAATAAGGAGATATAAAATGGCACATTTTGCAGAATTAGAATCAAAAACAGATCCAACAGGTTTTACATCTGATACACATTTAGTTGTAAAAAGAGTAGTAGTTGTAGGTAATGATTGTGTAACTTCAGATGAACACGCTGATGGTGAAGCATGGTGTGTAAATTTTTTTGGTGGTGGAACATGGAAACAAACTTCTTACAATAACAATTTTAGAAAACAATATGCAGGCATGGGTTATGTTTATAATGCCTCAAAAAATAAATTTTTATTACCTCAACCTTACGATTCTTGGGCACTTGATTCAAGTGACGATTGGCAAGCGCCAGTTACATATCCTGCTGGTGATCAATCAGCATATAGAATTTCTTGGGATGAAGATAATTTAAGGTGGTTAGGAACTAAACGTTCAGACGATTCAAATTACAGATGGGACGCGGATAATACTCAATGGGTATCCGTGTAGGGGTACCTTATGGCTAGAACAAACGGCGGAATAATTGGAAAAAGAAATTTATCTTCTTTCGGGAAGTGCACGGTTACATCTAAAACCTCAGGAAGTTCAACTTTAACAATACAAGCAGGAACTAGAGTTATACAAACTTTACTTGTTGCTGGAGGTGGTGGAGGCGGTCGTACTCATGGTGCTGGTGGAGGTGCAGGTGGTTATGTTTGCACTGAAGCTGTTGTTTGTGGACCTGTTTCAATAGTTATTGGCGGCGGTGGTGCTGGTGCACCTATTAATGGAAATGGTACTAGTGGCGTAAATTCTACTGCAGCAGGACTTACTGCTAGTGGTGGTGGAGGTGGTGGTCATGAAGGTGATGCTGGTATTGATGGTGGTTCTGGAGGTGGTGGCGGTGGTGCTGGTGGTGGTACTGGTTCTGCTGGTGGTACTGGTAGTCAAGGAAGTGCTGGTGGAGTAGGTTTTGTTGGTGGTGGAGGTGGAGGTGGTTCTTCTGCTGTTGGTGTTACTGGTATTGCTGATGGACTTGGAACTGGTGGAGCTGGAACATCAAATAGTATTACAGGATGTGCAGTAACTTACGCTGGTGGTGGTGGAGGTTCTGATCCTGATTGTGTTGCTGGTAATGGTGGTGCAGGTGGTGCTGGAGGTGGTGGCAGAGGTGCTGGTCAACAAGGTGCTGGTGTAGCTGGTACAACAAATCTTGGAGGTGGTGGTGGTGGTGCACAAAATGCTGTTGGTGGTAATGGTGGATCAGGAATTGCCGTAATAAAAGAATTAAGTAAAGCAAGTGGTGTATGGAATTTAAGAACACACATGGCTGCTTTAACATCAGGAAAATGTGGTGTTTCTGCATGGCCTAAATTTGAACAAACTTTAGCTGGAAACTTTTTAATAGTAGCTGGTGGTGGTGGAGGTGGAACTGGATCATCTGGAGATGCAGCAGGTGGCGGTGGAGCTGGTGGATATTTAACTTCATTTTGTAATAGCTGTGCTGCAACTGTAAATTTTTCATCAGGTGATCATACAATAACTATAGGTGGAGGTGGAACTGGAGCAGGCCCTGGAGTGGCTGCAACTAATGGAAATGGAGTAGATACAACTATAAATTATGATAGTTGTGGTGCTATAACTGCTACTGGAGGTGGTGGAGGTGGACCTATTGGTGCAGTCGGTGCTAATGGTGGATCAGGTGGTGGAAGTGGTGCTCAAGGTCCAGGTGGTGGATCAGGAAATACTCCTCCTAAAGCTGCTGGAATAGGTGGACCTCAAGGTAATGGTGGTGGTGCTGGTTCTGGTGGAGGTTGTAACCCTAACGCTGATAGTGGTGCGGGTGGTGGAGCAAATGCTGCTGGAGCTGATACTGCTGGAGCTGGTGGAGCAGGTAAACCAAATTCAATAAACGGAAGTGATGTTACATACGCTGGAGGTGGTGGTGGTGCTAAAAGAGGTCCTGATGGTGGATCTGGTGGTGCTGGAGGAGCAGGCGGTGGTGGAGCTGGAGCAGGACAATCTGCCCAAGGTGTAAATGGAACTGTAAATCTTGGTGGTGGCGGAGGTGGTGGCGGAGGTACTGCTTCTGGTAAAACTAATGGTGGATCAGGAATTGTTATATTATCTTTTCCTTCAGATGCTGTTATATCTGCAGCTCCTGGTTGCAATACTGTTTCAACGATACCAGGCCCTGGAGTGAAAGTAGCTACCTTTGATGTTTCTGGTACATTGACAGTTCTTTAAATATATATATAGTGTTTCTATGGTGGTAAAAGAAAGAATATGAATTTAACAAATTATTATTGGTATTTTAAATCAGCGATTCCTGAACGTATTTGCGATGACATTGTTCGTTATGGAAAACAATTGCAAGATGAAATGGCTGTTACTGGTGGATACGGTAAAGAAAATTTAAATAAAAAAGAAATTAAAAATTTACAAGAAAAAAGAAATTCAGATGTTGTTTGGATAAATGATCGTTGGGTATATAGTGAAATACAACCTTATGTAAGGTTAGCAAATAAAAGTGCGGATTGGAATGTTCAATGGGATCATTCTGAATCTTGTCAATTTACAAAATATAAAAAAGGACAATTTTATGATTGGCATTGTGATAGTTGGGATAAACCATATCAAAGACGACAAGGAGATCCATCACATGGTAAAATTAGAAAACTGTCAGTAACAGTTTCACTATCCAATCCAAAAGATTATAAAGGTGGAGAACTAGAATTTGATTTTAGAAACATAGATCCAGATAAAAAACCTAACATTAAAAAATGTACAGAAATACTACCTAAAGGATCATTGGTTGTGTTTCCTTCTTTTGTATGGCATAGAGTATGTCCAGTTAAAAGTGGTGAACGAAACAGTTTGGTTATTTGGAATTTAGGATGGCCATATAAATAGGAGAAATATGAAAAAGAAAAAAATAAAAACAACAACTTACCCTACTCAATTAGCTAGGGAAGACTATTTTAAATGTCCTATTTGGTTTGCTGATGCACCAAAGTTTGAAAAAAAATTAAACAATGCATCTGATAAATATATTGAAAAGTCTAAAAAAACTTTAAAACCAGCAATTGATAAAAGAAATAAAGAGTTTGGTAATAAAGGAGACATGGGTCATGTATTTCATTCAACAACTTTAATAGGAGATAAAAATTTTAAAGAAATACAAGAATATGTTGGAGCAACTGCTCATAATTTATTAATAGAAATGGGTTTTGATTTAACAAATCATCAAGTATTTACTACAGAAATGTGGGTACAAGAATTTGCTAAAAAAGGTGGAGGACATCATGCTTTACATACACATTGGAATGGCCATATTTCTGGTTTTTATTTTTTAAAAGCTAGTGAAAAAACATCTATGCCTTTATTCGAAGATCCTCGTGCAGGTAATGTAATGAATCTTTTACCAGAAGCAGATAAATCAAAAGTAACTTATGCTAGTTCAGCTATACATTATAAAGTTAAACCAGGAAGTATGATATTTTTTCCATCATATATGCCACATCAATATGTTGTTGATATGGGTTATGAACCATTTAGATTTATACATTGGAATTGCCAAGCTTTTCCAAAAGGAATTTTAAATGTCTAAACAAAATAAAGATATGAAAAAAGCTATTATTAATACTATATTAGAAACTAGTCCATTAAAAACTAAACCAAATTTTATCGATAATTTTATAAAATCTAAAATGCAATTGAAAGGAAAAAATGTCATTAAAAAAATCAACGTTTCAAAAAAATAAATACTCTGTTTTAAAAAATGCAATTTCACCAGAGATAGCTTCTTTCGTATATAATTATTTTTTAAACAAAAGAAAAGTTGCAGATTTTTTATTTAATCAAAAATATATTTCACCCTTTACAGAATATTTTGGTGTATGGAATGACGAACAAGTCCCTAACACATATTCACATTATTCTGATATTGCAATGGAGACTTTATTAGAACAAGTTAAACCTGTTATGGAAAAACACACAAATTTAAAATTAAGTCCTACATATTCTTACGCACGAATTTATAAAAAAGGCGATGTATTAATCAGACACAAAGATAGATACTCGTGTGAAATATCAACAACATTAAATCTAGGTGGTGACCCATGGTCAATTTACTTAGACCCAACAGGTAAACAAGGTCAAGCTGGAATTAAAGTTGACCTTAACCCTGGTGATATGCTTATATACTCCGGCTGTGATCTTGAACATTGGAGAGAAGAGTTTACTGGTAAAGACTGTGGACAAGTATTTTTACATTATAACAAGTCATCATCTAAAACAGCTAAAGAAAA